CGTCATTGTAACCACGATTAATCGTGTCCATCGCTGTGTTATAAGCCGCCGTTCCCGGACGTATGCCAGCCGCTATAAGGTTGCTGTTCGCTTGATCTCGTTGCCCTGCGGTATCAACATTTACCCTGCTCATTGTCGCGTTAAGCGCGTCCTCGCGTAAATTATCCGCTGCCTTCGGTGCTGCCGGTGCGCCAGAAAATGATAAAGGATTAGCCATTGCATTAACTGCCTGACCGCCAAGCGATAAGGCACCATTCGCTAATAGCTGCTTTCCCGCCGTCGTGGTTTGATAAAGTCTTTGTTGCTCCGGTGATAACTTTTGCACAACGGTTGGAATATTATCAGCATTCCAGGTTACGGCCTGCGTACCATAAGGATTGATAACATTCGGATTATTGATTTTACCGGTTGCAATCGCCGCTTCTTTATTCGCTACGCCCTGCGCTTGTGCTGCGCCTACATAATCGGGAGCTGGTGGCGCTTTTGGTGACCCCATGGTTAATGTCCTTTAGAGTAATTTAAAAATCTGCAATCTTGTTTAAACAGCGTTAACAATACGATGTCTCCATCTGGATGCGCCTCAACTATTCTGTATTTTTCTACAAACCCGGCATGCTTCGCCAGCCGTAACGCTTTCTCGTTGTTCGCCGGTGTCATGCCAATCAGCATGTCCACGCCCATTTGATTAAAGGGATAGTGATACACATACCAAACAAATTCACGTTGTACATATTCTCCAGACTTATAAACGATGTGTTGATGGCACGATTTGCCGTTAAAATTATCGTAGCCAAAAATACAAATTATTTCCCTGTCCTTTTCTAAGCCAATCATTACCTGCATACTAGCAGGATAGCCTACAAAATTAGTCCACCAATCCCTTAATCGCTCGTAATCATTATCAATTATCTTAAATACCATTGCCGGTTTCGTACATGTAATCAGACGACATCCACTGCACATTTAAAGTATTTACAGCAATCTTTAATTTACCTGCGCCGCAATAACCGGGAAATGTGCTTGGGCTATTCCATTTCTTTACTAATTGCAGTCCTGATTGCCAAATACCTGAGTCCCATAACGCCGTATCCCACAAGGCTGTTGAAACGGTTGAATAAACGGCAATACCAAAAATATTCGAATCTTCAAAATCTACATCAATATCCATCAAAAATGATAGCGATCCATTCACCAGCAAAACGGGCCTGAACATCTTAAAATCTTTTAATTGGCCCGGTCTGCTAAAATAAGAAAAAGCCGTTTTTGCATAGGCTTCAATGTTCGCGCCCTGGTCTCCGTAGCCAGTCCACGCCTTAATAACTTTGGTGCTTTGACAGTAATAAAGCTCATTATTAAATACGGTAAAATCCTCTGCATCCCAGCCGATAAATCTACACCATGAGTTCGTGATTGAGTTCATGACGTATTGATAATGAATGCCATCGACCGCGACTGGAACGTTAATAATTACCGCGCTCTGGTCTGGAAACGACGTTGCTTTCCAGCCAATATTGGCTCCATAAGTTAAGGCTGCCTCATTAAAAGCCTTCTGAATCTTGTAAGACACTGCTTTAGAATAATCCAGACCGGTCGAGTTCATGATCGTCGTTAACGGAAAAATTCCGTCATGCGTTAAAACGACCATATCTGCGCCAACTTTAACCAGACAATTTCTGCCCAATGGTTTACCGATTTGATAATTACCCACCTCTGCCCACGTTGCCGCCGCTGCCGGATTAGTGCCTTGATAAACAATGACCTCACCGTTTGATGTAACAATAACGAGCCTGTCATCAACACCAGTGCCACTGTCTACATAAGTCCAAGTACCTATGGATATTAGGTAACCGCCAAGCTGTGCCACACCCGCCAAATCAAACGCTGTTAAAAGCCCACCAGCCGCGCCAGCCGCAAGATACCAAAATTTCAAGCTTGCAGTTTCCAAAAAAATCAAACGACCTTTGAAAGCGCACACATGCACAAGTTTGGTAGTCGTTATGCCGGTTAAGGCGGGCGTGCTTGCGCCATCTACGGCGACCCAAGTCGTTCCATCATAATAAAGCGGTTTATCTACGCCGTTTAATAGGATTAAATAATTGTTTGTACCATCGCCAAACTGAATGTGTTGATGTGAGCCGCTTGTCCTTGCTGCGACTGATGCGCCTACCGCTCCAGGCGATGAAACATTGTAAACACCTGAATCGGTGCAACAGAACATCTTATCCGATCCTGACAGTCCGCTGTAAACCGCAAGTGTCTTGCCCGTTCCAGTCATCGCTGTAGCATGACTCGAACTGCCGCCTCGTATTTCGCAATAGCCAGCTCTGGGGAACCAATTATCAAGTGCCACCGCTTCTGACGGTTTCATATCAGCAAGAGCGTTTAAAGCATTCCAGCCGCCAACAGGCGACGGGTAACTCATAAAATTACTGGTTTGTTGCCGACGTGAAGCTTTATTTATTTGTGGCTTTCTCATGCTATACTGTCCTTAATGTCGGCATGTAAACCGCTACACCGGGTAGTATGAACGTGAGTTGCACTGACTAGAAAGCTACTAGCTGGATTAAATGCACAAGCCCTGACGAAACATAGGAAGCGTATTGTCGGCATCTTTATGGCACCACCCAATTTGAGACAGGAACAAATATTCCAGGATGTACCGAAACTTCACTTTCGTCCATTCTTAATGTCTCGTTGCCTCCATCACTGCCCATGGCATTTTTTACCAGCCTCTCGTAAGTAGCAAATAATTCACCATAATCTAGCCCTTTTTCCGCCTTCCAGCGCCATCTCAAACCAAGCAATAAAAGATTGTCCGGCAATATAAATGTGTCTGTATCTGCCGTAAAAAACTCTTTTCTTGTCGTGCCGTCCGTGTCCAGGATTGCGTATTTTGATTCGTATTCAAACTTCCAAGCATGACCCGCTGCCGGAATAGGATTAACGAGTAAATGATTTCCACGAAAGCGAAAGCGATAGCGCGGACCATTGGCTAAAATGGCTTTAGTTTGCTGCCATTCGCTGCCAGATAGCGGCCCTAGAACCGGCAAACGGTCGGTCGTGTCCCACATCGTGTTATTGCGTATAAAACTAAAGCCAGGATCAAGCGTATCTATGTTGCCTTGATCTTCAAGTGCTAGCGTCGTATGACTTGCTTCAAGCTGTAATGCTTGCCATGTGTGCCTTGCCGCCAGAGCATTAATTTCCTCTTCCAGTAAGCCCATAGCTTGAAGGATTTGATCGTCCGTTGACCCGTAGACCGTAGCTGGTGAAGGTATATTGGTGCGTTTACAGAACTTCTGGACTAGGCTTAGAAGTGTCATAGTATGTCGTCGAGCGTGATGTTATTTTGTACGACTTGCAAACCGGATGCCGGCATTGATGTAGATAGCGTTTCAACCAATCGCGCCAGCGATTCAATCTTGTTTTCAAGTGAGGTAATAGTTGCCGCTTGCTCGTCAACCTTGCGCTTCATTTCTACGTTTTCGAGCGTGATTGCGCCCGACTTTTTGAGTGATTTTAGCCATGCGGTAGCTTTGTTTTTAAGATCGATTGCGCCCATGCCGATACGTTGCAAGCCTTCATGGTTAACGTCTGCAAGTTGCTCAACGGTCAGGATGTGCATTTTAATGAGAGTTTCTTGTTGCGCCGGTGAGCATACGCCCCAACCTTTTATCGGGATGCCGTCAAGCGGTAATTCCTGGCCTTTCTGCCATAATTCATAAGCCGTCTTGTACTTGTCCACCCAATCGGATGGAATACGACCATTTTTAGCGTCTGCGTCAAGCTGGACAAACCAGTTCTTGATTTTATACTTCATGATGTCTTTTGAGTACGGAGGGGTGATGTTGGCAATATCCACATCCATCGCTACATAACGACCAGCCGCCAGACTTGCCGCCTTATCTTCGACTGCGGTTTTTTCAAAGCGTACGTATGGCATATTACTACTGCCCGTTTCGTTATTTGCAAATTGAGCCAATGCCATAAATACCTCTTAAATAATAGTAACCGATCATGGTGCGCTGGACGACGGGAAGCGTGAACGGTGTTGTTAAAACCGGCCCCGAAAGGCCGGAAAACTGAGGGAGTTTTTTGTTCTTACGCTACGGTTACAATCGTGCTTGGATTGTTTATCACGCCTGAGCCGAAACCGGTATAGGTTGCGGTCAGTGTAATAGTGCCCGTTGCGGTTGCTATCTTGTCAGCCGCACCAGCAATGGTTGTGCCGCAATAAATGGTTTTACCATCCGAGCCGAGTTTAACCACGATGCTGGATGCCGGGATACCCGTACCAGACAAAGCCGCGCCAACAAAAGCGCCATCATAGCCACCTGTTGCGTATAAGATACCGCTACCAGTAGTTGTTTGAACGCCCGTTATTGACTCGGTTCCGGTTGCCGATTTGCGGTTTCTAACACCCAACAACTGTTTACCTGTTGCCGTTGCGCCCAAAATACCCGCTGCTGCGATAGCAACTACGCCATCCGCTGCGACTGTTGCGTTGGTTTTATAAACTACGCGGCCTTCCGTTTGTATCCAGCCATACGTGCCGGATGCCATAGGAGACATTGCTACGCCCCACGGAAAACCCTGCGTTACCGCTGACGGCAATAAATCAGAAAGGTACGCTTCATCCCACATAACCAACGATCCTTTAAGGATTGCCGCTTGAGATTTAACATACATAAAAGAGCCGAAGCCCCAAAAGTTATCAACTGCATCGACTTTAGTACCGAGTACATGACGTTGAGTTGTATCAGCCGCGAACCAATCATTGAAAGGCTGCGATCCTGCATATCCGTTTATTGCTGCGAACATATTCGTATCTCCAAAAAAATTAATGACCCGCCAAGCCTTGTAGCTATCTTGACGGGGTATGGCCTTATAAAATTATAACGCCTTGTTGAGCACGGTTAGAGCAAGTCAAGTTCCCCATCCACAAGATAGGAATAACGCTTCCATCTTGCCCGATAGGACGTTGCTCTGGTACTTCGGTCAAATCTGCATCTTTGTGAACCACAAGTTTTAAATACTCGGTGTTCAGCATGTACATGTGACTTGAAGGAATGCCGCTGTTGCCGTCATAGATAACGTCGGCGTTTTTGTACTTGATAGAGGCAAAGCCTGCATTAATACTGTCGCTTGTTGCGTAGCGTTTTATAGATACTTGGCTGTTTTCAAAGTAGCTGTAAAAAATATTATCAGCGACTATCAAATCAGGTTGGTCATCTGGGCCACGGTCAAGCAATAACCACAAAGGAAGCATTAAAGAGCCTTCAATCGTTGTTGCCGATGCTGTTACCGAGTTAACAGAAGCATCGTAGACGTGGTTTTGCCAAAACGTCCAAACACTCGCGTCGATACCGCCTACGGTGTTTGTATTTGTATCAGCAACAATCGCCTGCAAGCCGTTAATCTGGTTACTCAAAGAGCCAGCCGAATATAAATCGCTTGAAAAGTTGTTGTTGAAAGTACGAATTGCATTTTTCATGCGCGACTTAGCTAAACCAATAATTCGGGAATCGCCAGAATTGATGCGCAATTCACGACCTGAAGCGACCACGTTAATCGCGATCTGTCTCCATTGATACTCCGCACTGGAAATAACGTCCGATTGTGAAATATTCAACGAGTCCCAATCAGAATAACGCTGATAAGTGCCGTTCGCGTTGTAATCAAGGGGAGTTGCGATAGTCAAACCGCCATCTTCGGTGATGTAATTTCCCTTTTTCATTACATATTTCAGTAATGCGTTACGATTCGAAATGTTGTCTTTAATTTCTTTTCTGTGTTTGCGGAAAGTGGTCGATACCAATTCTGTGAATGTGCTGTTTGGTGATGCCATGATAGGCCTCCAATGTAGTTAAAAATGAGTTTAATCATTTCCATCTGCTATTGTCGGCCTGTCAGGCTTATATGCGGTTGGTAGTGAGCGGCTTGGCCTGTTGCGCTGGCTCTGTCGGATTAGCGCGATTAGACTAAGTATATTCGTTTATTCGAATATGTCAATTAGAGCGCATTCTTGAGAGCGTTTCTTGCATCGTATCTTCCCAGCTTTGGGATGGTTGACTCGATTGTTTGCTACTATTTAATGGTCGTATATTCGCACTGGAAGCTTTTCGCGCTGCTTTCGCCTCGCTGGTCTTTTTGGCGATTTGCTCTGCGGTCGTTTTTGTCAGTTCTTTGGCACGAGTTATAGGATTTGACCAAACCGCGCGCTCATACGCGGTTTGAAGGTCAAGCCCAGTCTTTAGTAACATAACTACATCGTCCGAAACTTCGTCAAAATGTTCATTTTTGGGGTCAGCAGCGAAGTCGCTAACCTCGCGCTCCACCCGGTTAAACATCTGTTGTTGAGACTGTTGCGCGCGTTGCTGCTCTTGCCGCTCGATGCGTTCGAGACGCTGTTGCAATTCTCGCGTTCGGTTGTCAGTTTGGCTTTCGCCATCGATAGGGATTAATCCCAAGCTTTGCCCAAGCTGTACAAAAGCGTTCTGCCTGGATTCAGGAGTTCCTTCGGTAAGCGCAATCTGATAACTAAACAAATTATGCACGGCCTGGGTTTCATTTAAGCCGTTTTTTTGAATATTATCCAAAAAAGGTTCTAAAACCTTGTGCATCTCTACCGCTTGTTGATGGCCTTGCTTATACTGTTCAATGCCATCAAGCATCT